ATCTACCGATCCGTCTGGTCTCGTGATCTTCAAGTCTCCGCCCTTATCCTTCCACTCCTTCAACCCTTCGTGCATCATCTGGGGCGCGGAGTCCTTGAAGATACCTTTCAGTTCCTTGACGTACTTCTTCCCCCGGGCCTTGATCTCCCACTGAGGAATGCGCTTCTCCGTGACCGTTCCGTCCGGGTTCACGGTCTGCTCGATACGGGGAGGTAAATCGATCTTCTCGATTCCCTCTTTTGGCGGCTCCTTAATCAGCGGTTTGTTCAACGGCAACTTCCTTCTTCGGGCGACCGCGCTTCTTCTTCGGCGGTTGCTTCAGGTGGTCATAGAAGGGCGCCAGGTCGGTGACTTCGGTATGAATGACTAAATGCCTACCTGGCTTTCCGGTAACCGGATCGACTTCCCGAGTGTGTCCAGGAATCGAGGTGCGGTCGGTGATGATGTTCCAGCCGTCCCCTAGGTAGTGAACCTGGGACATCGGCCTGCCCTGGTTCGAGAAGCCGCAATAAACCGCGTGGCATGGTGCGGAATCGACGTGACCGTTTTTCTCGATGATTAGATTGACGGGGCCGATTCTCCCGTACTGAGTGAGAATCGGACACCCGCCATTCGTTGCGGAAAGACACCCCAGCCCCACTTCATCACTTTGCTTCCCACACGTCCTCACGTGAGGCTGGGGCACGGCCATAAGCTCCGGAATCAGCTTGAGCGGAAAACCTGGGTACCTCTGCCCCGCGATTGGGACAATGGTCTTCGTGTCGCTGTTGACCTTCATGTTCCCCGCGATGGGGTGCTTGATATAGGTGAAACGGGCAGCCGGAGAGGTGAACGGCGTGCGGTTCGGGTCAAACTCCGTCTGTGACTTCGGCTGCCCCATAAAGACTCCTTACGTTGTGGTCGTGATGATATGCACGCCGCCCGTGGTCTCATGCAGAACCTTGCAGGCGTACATGGTCGAAGCCACGACCTTGGTGGAGAGGTCGGTCCGCTCCATTTCGATCTTCGGGCGGTTCTTCCGCACGAGAACAATCGACTTCTTGGAGAGGATCAGATTGCGGAGCGTGGTCGATAGAAGGACGTTCTTCGTGAAGTTGAAGTTGACTCCGAACGCCATCCCGAGATTCCCGGTCTTGGCGGACGAGTTACTTTCCCCACGGACCGACGCGGTGTAGAAGTCCGCGAAGCCCATGATGTTGTCCCACATCTGGGGATGGTACCAGCCGTCCAACTGGCCTAGCTGCACCTTGTCTCCGCCATTGGTCAGGATCTTGGAAACAAGCGTGTGGAAGTTGGCCTGGGTAAACGAGCCTCCGTCCGTCTGGCTATTGGTCGTGAAGCCAACGGCCTGGGCCAGGATGTCGATATCGATCTGCTGGTAGAGTGCCTCCGCCAGCGCGGGCGTATAGGTCCGCACTGTGTCGTAGGCGGTCGTGAGGAGCACGTCTTCCAGGAGAATGACCGCCGCATAGGTGACAGTCGGCGTGACTTCTACCTCGGTCTCGACGTTGGCTACGGCGTTCGCGATCGATGTGGACATGGCCGCGCCAAGGGCAGTGGCCGAGATAGCCCCCACGATCGGGAAGTTGACCTTGAAGCCGGGGCCGAAGTAGGTTTCCCCGGTATCCCAGATCGACTTCGAGACGCCTCGAACGTTATTGACTGCGTACTCGGGCTGGCTAGCCCAGAGTTCGGAAAGTAGTTTTGCGGCGGTAGTCTGGGTAGTCGGGGTCAGCGCCAACTAAGTATCTCCTTCAATACCCGGAAGTAACCTTGGTCCCGTCGGAGATCCCCCTAAATCCCGGTGCTAGGGATTCGAGCGCGCTTTGAAGTCGTAGAGACTTCTGTTCCGGTGACTCCCCTGGCCGGTCCGCGATGATCTCCTGGATCGACTGGAATTGGGGACTCACCGTAGCGGCTGGGGTGGCTTGGCCGTTCGGGATGACAACGGGTGCTCTCGGGTTTCGGTTGGGGTCGCCGTAGATATAGGGCGAGGGGCGAGCCGTCGCACCGTATCCGTTTGTCCGAACTCCCAAGTATCTGGCCGTGCGTTCCACCGCTTGCGCCGGGGAAACGCTCTCCGGAGGCCCGTCCGGCCATAGTTCCGCCATCGCCCCAAAGAAGGCTTCGGGCTCGATCTGGCTTTGGCTCGGAACGGTCCTCATCACGGTCTGATAGTGGGAGTTCAATTCGTTACCAAGTCTTTGGGCATGCTGCGCCTTCCGTGCTTCTTCGGCTCGCTCCTGGCGCTCTTGAAGGAGGATGCGTTCCAGTTGGTTGACCTTCTCGTAGATCGGCCGTACCGCTGGATCGACATCATAGACGGGCTCGGGGGGCATGTACTGCCGCCGCTCCTTCGCCATCGCCTCTAACTGGGCTTCCCTCAATTCCAGGTCCCGCGTCCTCCGACGATTCTCCTCGTAGACTCGGCGGTTTTCTTCCTGCAACCGCATCGAGCTTTCGAGTTCATCGGGGGTCATGCTGTATTGGCGAGCAGCGATTTCCAGTGCAACGCGGGGATCAATGTCAGGTTGCTGCGGCGCTACGGGTTCTGCGGGCGCTTCTGGCTCTTCAGGGACTTCCGGGTCCATCGGTGCTCCTTACGTGTTGGTGTTTCCCATGTGAGGCTCCAGGTAATCGAGCCATCCATCTTCGTGGAGAGATGATTTCTGCCGGGCCCCTTGTGCCGGGGCGTCCACTTCCCTCGTGGCGAGCGAAACCGCCTGAAGCGGAGCGGGCTTGGAATAGGGAGCGCCCATTACTTCGTCTTGATCGGTTCCCTTGAGGGAGCATGAATCGTTTGTGGGGACTGGGAACGTGACATAGCCCAATCCCTGAACGAAGGTCGCATCCATCGGCAGATCCTTACCGGCCATGGCTTCTCCCATCTCCCGCTACGTGGTGCGTACGGTGCGGGACCGGTTCGGACTCGGCCACCTTGGGCTTCTCCTCCGCCTTGGGCTTCTCGGGCCCCTTCGTGGCCTTGGCAATGGCTTCCTCTGGGGTCAAGACTCCGGTGTCCACTTGCTGATCCAGGTCCACCATGGACTTCAGAAACACTCTCCACTTATTCACCTGCTCATCGGTAACGCCTTCCTTGAACGCCATTATCGGGTCCTCACAGTAATGTCATGGGCCGATTCGGTGATCGGAGTCCGTTGCGTGTTCGAGGTCTCGACCGAATCCTCGATCAGTGGCTTTGGGGTGTTTTTGACTCCGGTAAAGTCGGTGTTCTTCTTACTCGTGTACTGGGTCACGTTGTCGTACATCTGGTGATCGCATGCGGAGGCGGCTTCATTCATTTGCGCGCTCTTGTTATCCAATGGGCAGCCCTCCTTCGGGTGCAGGTTCTGGCGGTGCGGCGGGTTCAGCGGGAGGCGTCGGTGCGGCCGGAGCCATCTCTTGCTGAGTGCCGCGCCGCACCAGCATTTCCTTGATGCGGGCGGGTGGGAAGCCGATCGCTTCCAGAACGTCCGGGAAGTAGGGGCTTTGGACCATCATCGGATTCGTGAGCACGGGGACGGCGTTCTGCCCGAGGAGCTTGTCCCGGAAGGCGGGCTGGGTGTTGATCTCGACCCGCACGTTGACCTTCGGGAGCTTCTTCACTTCGATCTGAATGGACTGGACTTCGCTATTGGCCATCGTGACGGGGATTTCCTGCGCGTCCCCGTAGAATTGCTGCATCATCTGCCGGATCAGGTTCCCGCCGTCAGACATGAACTGAGACAAGGCTCCAGCATGTCCCTTCATGCGGTCGGTTAGTCTCGTATTGCTGATTTCCGCTTCGGTGGCGCTGATGGGTGGGCTACTCGTCTGTCCCATGCCGATCGGGGAGAGCCCGGAGACAACGGTGAAGTGATACTGGAGCGCGCCCAATACTCCGTTCCATAGCTGCATGTCGGCGGATGCTGGCGGAATGAAGTGGGCTTTTCCCGTCAGGTGATCGGGGACGGGGTGTCGTTCCTTCGGGCCGTTCCCCAGTGCGGTATAGGACTTCGCACCGATCGGATACTCGAACGGTCCAAACATGGACAAGACCACCCCGTCAACTCCCATCGAAACCACGGTGTTTTCCGCGATCTGGAGACTCTTCAAGAGCGATACATCGTTACTGCCGTAGAAGTCTCCCGGGATGCGGTCGTGGTGATAGATGAAGAACGGGAACACGCCCTCAATCTCATAGGGGTTTTCCCCGTCATAGAGAAGCGTATTCCCGGAATAGACGATCAGTCTTCCGTAGGGATATTGCCTCCGTACGATCCGGTTATGCTCGATCTTGGGCGGGATCGTGATCTGTTCCAGGTCCCCGGCACAGGTGGGGCACTGGCTCCCTAGATTGAGTCCTGGAGTGGCGTCCTCTTCGTAGACGGTGCCGCAGCTTACGCACGATAAGCCCGGCCCCGCGTCTTTCAGCATCACGGACTGTAGGTCTTCGATCAGGGACTCATCCCGCACCCAGATAAAGGAGACGGTCGCCTTTCTGGACTTAAGCGTATTCTGGGAGTCGATCACAAACTCCCCAGCGGTCCCGTAGAGGAGATTGGCATCCGTGTTGTCGGGCTTATAGGTCCACCCTCCCGTGACTTGCCGGGAGTTTGGTTTCACCTCGTTTGCCTTGCTGGGCCACATCTCTCGGATCGTGGACATGTCGAGTTCCGTCTCCCAGACCACAAACCGGCAGCTAGGAGAGGTAATGGAATCTGCGGAGGGGTCACGGTAGAACTCGTCGCTACGTATGTTATGAAGGGCGAGCTTCATGGCCCCAGTTAGGGGATCGGCCTTGGCGGAAATCATGGCGACCCCGATCCCCGAAGCGGACCCCCAGAGATAGGCGTCCTCTTTGACCTGACGGAACCTCAGGCGGGTCATTTCGTGTTCCAGGGCACTCTTCCAGAGCAAACGGTCGTAGTAGGTGGATTGATCGTCTAGGGGATCGCAGAAAATTTCGGTCGGGGCGGAGCAGAGCATCGCGGCCTTCGTCTTGACGGCGGCATAGGTCCAGTTCACCACACCCTTGAAGGCCCACTGGTCGATCTGTTTGGCGGCGCTTGACTGGGCGGTTCCCCACTGATGCTTTCCTAGGAGGAAGTCCCAGTTTTCCTTGAAGGACTTGACGCGTTCCCCGGCGGCCCCTAGTGCGGTCTCGCAGAGGGCCTTTCCGTACCGGTATCCGGGGAGTTCTTGGTCTACTTTGGGGGGATCGTCGGGGGCAATCGAATCACCTGGGCGGTCTAGGTAATCGGCCATAGGGGATTGTGTACGTCCGGACACGTGTCAAATCAACCTATTTCTCCTTGTCGAGGTAGAGGGGATCGTGTTTTCCCATGAACCAGGGGATCTTGACCCCGGGCCGGAAGGAGTGCCAGAGGTAGACCCCCTGGGCAACCCCTAGCTTCAGGCCCAGTTTTTTGACAGCCTGGGAGAAGGT